AAGCGTAAAGCATTGAGCCACAGGGTGGCTAAGTAAATCAAAGCTGGTGGCTACACGCCTACACAGAAAGTTTGGGTGTTGAATCGTAATACTAGTTTAATTAACTTAATGCGTGGATATAGTGTAGCACGAATCCACCGCCTTTAGCAAATTCAGTTTCTATAGCGTTATGCGAGTACTGTGTAAAATAGCTATTTCGTTATAGATGACGCTGGTGTTGCGTAGCTGTGTGAGGCAGTCAAAAACACTCCTTTGATATATGGTTGGTGAGGAAGGGCGAAGCATAATGCCATCCTGGAAAATCCATTAAATCATTCCAGGTACATGAATTGACATGTTATAAACAAAGCCATATATATACTACATGGTACTTAAATCTCAACTTGATGAGTTAATAGAAACCTTAACTGATTATACTACATATCTAAAACAGTTTGGGTATGACGCAGATACAATCTTCTGTGCTTATGCAGTAGTTGCTATGCATCTTACTGGTGAAAAAAGCACCAATAATATTGGTAGGTCTATTATGAAAAAAGTTAAAAGTATTAATGTTGTTGACAGTATAAATCATACAATTCACTAGCATATTCTAAAGCATCAAACTCATAGTAATCCCAGAACTTAAACTCAGGTTTATACTTACCCCATGTTAGTTCCGAATGATGTTCAAAACATAATGGTACTACAAGATGATTAGATCTTTTGAATTGTACTTGTGATCCTCGTAAGTGATGGACATTCATAGGTGTGTTAGATGTACATCCAGGTACACAACACCCATGTTCAATTATTTTATTAAAATATTTTTTATCTTTAGATGTATATTTGCCCATCCCAAGAACCATCCTTCCTTAATAACATTGGTATTAAGTATGGTACACCATTTATGATGCAACCACAAGATAGTATTGGTTTAGCTATATTGATCTTCATGTATGCCATAGCTAGAGATGTTTTATTTACTAAACAACCCACAGACATACCCCAGTTTAGATGAAAGTCGTTGCCGACATACTCTATATTTGACTGCGTATGGTAGTGCCCTTGGCATACCGAAGCAGACATAAGTTGTACTGACTTCACAATGTTCTTAGATACTTGATGTGCAAAGTATATCCTACCGAGTTGATTGTTTTCCCAATGATACTCTTTCCACTTCCACCGAGATGATACATCTAGTATTTCATTATAATCTTTCAAAAAGAACTTAGACATTCCTTTAGCCATAGCTCTACGCAAGACCATAGATCCATGATTAGATTCTAGTAACAACATATCTGGATACATCTTCTCTAGTTTCTTCATCCAGAACTTACCAACTTCTAGTTCATCAGCTGCCGAAGGTAAATCTGGATTAATAACATGGCTTACATTGATACTATGCCAATCCATCTCATCACCGATATTAATTATTTTATCCCATGCATATCTAGTCTTTAGCTTATTTAAGAAAGCAAAGCTATCAGGGTGATGATATGGTATATGTAAGTCAGAAATGACCAGAATTTTGTCCATATTTCCTGTTTTAAGGACCGTAGGACTATCTTTAAACTTCTTGGTGTATGATCTACTTGTCTTTTTTAAACTTGTCTGCGATTTTTTCGCCTGATCTTCCAATGGTATACCCTCCAATTCCAACTAGTATAATATTTAGCAAAGAGTTCTGTACAGATTCTGGAATATTAGGTGCAGTAAAACCAAACCAATGAGCTACCATCAATCCAGCAAAGACTAACATCATAATCGGTCTCCAGTTTCTCTGTAAGAATCCACCTTGTGCCTCTGTTTGTATAATTTTAGCAGCACCTTCTAGTTCTGCTAGTTCACCAGATATAATCTTCTCCTGGACTTTGGCTTTTAGCTTTTCAGCTTCACCTTTATTGTCTACTACTTTGTCTATAGTTTTAAATACAGCACTAGCAATAGGACTAATAATATTAAGTAACATCTATTTCTCTCATAATTAAAGCTAATGCCGAAGCTCTATTAGGTGTTTGTTTATACCATAAACTATTTATCATCTCATTAGAAGCATCTGTATAGCGTTCATCTTTAATAGCTGATAACATTTTTTTAAATTTAGATACACCTTTAGTTCCCATTTGATAAACCATTTCTATTAGTATTTCTCTTGCAGTAATATCTATATCACAATCACCGAGTAATTTATCTGCACCATGACAAGCTATAATAAAATCTTGTTCAAATAAATCTTCCCAACCCTGTTTGGTAGTAGGTATAATATCACCTTTTTTTATTTTATGACCATAGCCTCCAGTTTTAAAACCAAGACTATCTTTATAGATATCTAATCTATATCCTTCATGATCTTTAATTCTTTGTTTTAATTCTTCAAATGGCATTTAATTGCTTTTGTGTACAGAATCCTGTTACAAACAAATCTTTATTATTCTTTATACTGTATCTAAAGTTATCCACATATGCAAGACACTCTGGTATAGTAGAAAATGTCTCTTGATATAAAGGCTCTACAGTACAAGTATTTTCAAGAGGTGATGTTAGTGATTGTACACAAAATACAATGATGAGATAGAATTTCACTTAAACTGTATCATAATGATTGCTAGTAGGTTTGAGAATACTAAAAATCCTACTGACCACATGACCTTTTTTATCATAGATATATCAGTTTCTATATGTTTAAGGTGGTTTGTCTTAATGACTTCGATATCCTTTTTTATAATCAGGATATCTTTATCTAATTTATTTATTTTCTCCGATTGAGTTGGCATGTGCTGTATCCATAGTTTCTATCTTTTCAGATAGATTTAGGTTCTTGAACTTATTAAGTTCTGTTGTTAGATGCATATTCATTTCTTCTTCTTCGGTTAGTCTTAATATTTTCTTAGTAAGGTAAGTGATAAATATCTCTTGTTCATCAATTACTTTCTGTAATTTTGTTTGTTGCCTTTTATTGGCTCTGGCTTCTTTACGCCATTTATTAATTTCTTTTTCAGATTCTGTCATAAAATCTATTTATCATTTATATTGTAGTGTGTCTATAGTTACCTACAAACACACTCACCACCACAATATTCACACATGGTTTACTCCTTTGGATTGTCGGACTTTATTTTAAGATTTCTTTCAACTAATGCGTCAACGCCTTGCTCTACTAGGATTTGAATTTGATCTATTGCAGATCCATAGAGAGATACACGCTTGGCTATCACAAGTTGATTTGCTTCTTCTTTTTTTGCTTCAGCTTCGTATTCAGACAGATCGTCTGGCTTTGGTATATCTAAGTTCCATTCTTTGATATATGCTCCTTTGCCATCTGAATCATCTTGCAACAAAACATCTTTAGTAAAATCTACATCAGATACACCATTAGCTTCTGCGTAAAGTTTTATTGTTGTTGATAGTTGTGCCATTTGTTTTTCCTTTCTTTTTTAATTTTAGGTATCACCTAATCTTATAAATATTGCACCAGTAGCTATTTCGTTTGTGCTTCCATGAATTGATGATGCTCCATTTGTATTATAACCAAATCTTACTTTTACATTTGATGTATCAGTAACATCAATTAATGATTTTACAGTTGTTACACTACCAGTAGAACTACCACCACCATCATGTATTTGATATGCGTAGGATAGATTTCTTCTATTGTATGTTGAATTATTTGTAGTGTTTTGTATTACAGTTCCACAATAATAATCTGAGTTACCTTGAAAAGTTAATATAAAAGTTACTTCATAAATTCCAGTAGAAGGAAAAGTAAAAATTCCAGAACTTTGACTCATTGATGAGCCTATTCTTCCGTATCCTGTTTCGTCATCTTGCCCCCAACCAGAAGTGATAATTGTTAAAGCATCATGTGTTGGTGTAAAACTTGATGTAATTCTCCAAGCATCTGCCATTGTTGAACCCACTGGAACACCACTAGGCAAAGCTGTTATCGAAGTAATTGAATTATTATTTAAACGAGTTATTGCCATGCTATGCTCCTATAATCTTGTATGCTCCAAAATTTGTTCTTCTTTGATATCCTTGAAAAATCTCACCACCACCAGATGCTCCGTTAATATCACAAAAACATTCTAAATAATCTGAACTACCATTCATATCAACTGTTGTATTAATGTTTCTGGTTATAGTTTGTATGTTGTTATTTGAAAATTCAGAATATGCAAAATGTATTTGAGAACCATTTTTATAAAGTCTTAAATTAGCAACATTTAAATCAGATGCTCCACCAGCATAACAATCTACTTGAGCATAAACAAAATATTTTCCAGCTTTTGTTGGTGTAAATCTATAATTAGTAGAATTATCATAGCAGTTATCTGTATCAAGTACCTCAGTATCAAATTGAATTTTAGTTACAGTATTATTAGAAACACTTTGATCGCTACTT